CTTGGCCTGAAGGTCACGAATCCGTTTCTTAGTCCGCCATATCTCATGTACCGTCGCCTGGATGACTTCTATCAGTTCCGGGTCACATTTCTTCTCGTACTCCAGGAACCAGGAACCTTTCTTCGTGACCGGCATATCCGAAGTAATCAGCATGCCATGATGAAAGTAGTGGTGGCCGAAATACTGTTTGTTACCACGGTTGGCCGGAAGGGTCTCATCCTTCAGCTGCTCGAAGTCGATGTACTTCGCTTCGTCTATGTCGAGGTAATCCAGTGAAAAGGAGTTGGATGTTCCGGAACGGTCCTGGCTGATGATGTAGCCGATGGAACCGTTGTAAAAAGAAATGACATTCTCCCAGTTGTCAGGCTGGAAGATAGGCTCACCCCATCCCCAGGACTTAGGCGGTTTCTTGCCGATTGTCCAGTGGACATCACGCTTGAATCCCCATCGCTGCCAGTGTATCAGCATGGAGGGGATGGTATTGGTGAGGGCACGTTTGCAGTTGGCCGCCACAAAGCCGGTGATACTTCCCGGCATGCGCTGCATGTTACGCAGGTTGATAGCGGCATGAATCGGACCTTTACCCCAACCACGACCGGCACACAATACGATATCCTTGGCCGGAGTGTAAAGAACCTGCTGCTGTGTCTCGTGAAAGTATTCTCTCATGGTTCAGGTTCCTCCTGAGACTTTTTCGGATTAAAAATATCATCCTCGTTGAAGTCGGCATCCTCGGGGGTCTTGCCGCACTGCTC